TTCAGATACAGGCTCAACTGTCTGCGCATATTGCTCAGTGAGTTCAGCAATAAGCATGGCCGCTTGACGATCTATAGCTGGTTTTAACATCTGCATAGCTTCTGGATTCTGTTGAACTTCAGGTCCAGCTTGCTCCATAACCATTTGAGACGCTTGCTGTTCGGCAAGAAGTCCAATGTGCTCTTGAATATGGCCCTGCAAAATGCTCATGACCTGTGGGTTCATCTGCACAGTAGGTGTAGACATAATAGACAGGTGAGTTTCCATATGAGCTTTGTGATCTTGGTCAGGGAAAGCCTGTGGCGGAGCGCCGTTCATCGCCATCTGGTTTTCTTTCGCAGCGTTCGCAGGCTGCGGTTGAGGCGGTGGAGGCAATATGCCGTCAATGTTGTTAACGCCAAGAGCTTCGTACATATTCCTGTACGCTTGATACAAACCTTGCGGACCACCGTGTATTTGTGGGTTTGACTGCACCAACTGCAATTGCGTTTGAGCCAAAGCAATACGCTGCGCCATAGAGAAGATGTTCGGGTCACTAACAGGAAGAACATCTATTCTATTGTCAAAGTCAGTTGCAAAAACCTCTGGGCCATACTCGTTAGAAGGCATGTATGGATAAGACTGAATCGTCTCAGCAAAAACTTTTGCAAGAAGTTTAAACTCAAGCTTTTGAGAATAGTGCATCCGCTTATGGATAGCGGACATAACCTTCGTGCCACGCTCCATAATAGCCATTGTAGTGCCAACAGGCGTTTCGCCGCCCATCTCACCTATCTTCATGTCCGCCATAGCAGCAAAGCGCCGCCCTGCGTCCACCAGAGTGCCTAAAAGGTTGTAAAGAGTACCAGAGGGCTCTTTAAACGGTAAGGGCATCAGAGAGGTTCGTATGTCAGTACCAGCAACGTCAATGTCTCGGAACTCACCCGGTTGAATCGGGTTTTCTTCGTCACGAATGCGAGCGCCACGAGCCTTAAATCCAGCAGGCAAGTTAGACAACGTGCCAGCATCAATAAGTTGACGCAGAATGGATGTAGAAGCTTGAGCCAATCCACCAATCATATGAGTCAAACCTAACCCGTAAAAGCCAAGACCGGGCAAAAACTTGTAATGGACGAAGTAAGGCTTTCTGCGCTTCATCGGGTCCATTTCATCGTAGTTGCGACGAATGGACAAAACATCGCCAGTATCGGCCAATATAGTAACGATGTAAGGAAGCTTTAAACCACTTTCCTCACCATCTGGTCCTATGTCTGCAAAACCATCTATGTCCAAGTCTGTGTGGACTTCATGCAAAGTTAACTCAGTTGACGAGTTGCTAGGGTGAACGCCTTGAATATCGTCAATGGTTTGCTGAACCTCAGAAGAATCTTCTGAGTTGGAACTAGAAGGCAAATCAATGTCACTGTAAAAGCCAGCTAATTGAAGTTTGCGAACTTCATTCGAATCCATCTTGATAACGTGCGTAATGCGAGGCGTAGATGCCAAATCTGTTGCTCCATAAGGAACAACCAAGTCTTCAGCATGTACAAACTTACTAACAGCACGACCCTTTAATGGATCAAAGTAAATTTTCTTAAAGGTAGAGCCAATTACCGGAAGATAGAAAAGCATCTGATCCATCTCTGGATCGTATTCTTCCATCTCGTAAGTAACCATGTAATTCATGTAGTCTTTGACACGCTCTGCCTGCTTAATAACATCTTCGTTATTAGCGCCAACAACCTCAGCGCGAATAGGACCACTCGCAGGCAACATCTCACGATACGCTTGTGCCTGAAACTGAGTTACACTCTCTGCAAGCAAAGGATGCACAACGCCAGAAGACCCCTCAAAAGGCTCAGTACGATCTTCGTACTGCATTCCAAGATACTCTAATCCGCGCTTGTATGTGTCTTCCCAGTCCTGACGCGCCGCAAAGTCATCATCAATATCACCAGTTAAATCAGAGGCAATACTAGAAAGATCTGCGTCATCAATGTATTCAGCCAAGTTGCTGTTAAACTCAATGTTCATAGGCTCCAAGGATTCTTCGTATTCCCCTACAATCGCAGAGCCATCGTCAAACTCAAAAATGCCGGGATCTTGAGGCAATTCCTCAACCATTACCTCTTCTTCAGGCAAAACATCTGGAAGCATATTTATGCCACCAGCACCCATATCTCTTTCAATAGCCATTTTTATTCCTTTTCAGGTGTTGGAGCAGAATAGAGTTCAATCAGTCTGGAGCAATCCACTGAGAACATGCTCATTAAAGAGTCGGGAGGTAGCCTCTTCAAAATATCCCGCTCCAACCTCATTAGAAGATATCCTTAGATCCGCCATCAATCGGTGATTTATCTTCGCTTTCGTAATCGGTTACAGGACCGCCAGACGCATAAGCATTACAAACCATTTCATAACCGCAAACAAAGTCCAACCTAGAACAGTAACCCAAATCGTCGGCATCTCCCATGCCATCCTCAATGCACCCCATCATTTCAGATCGAATGTCATAATACTTGCAAATACCACACTTTTCAGGCTTCTTACCGGAACCCTGAGAAGAGGGACCGTATGCGAACTCATCAATAGCATATTGCTTGTTTTCAGAGTTTTCTTCCTCGTCCTCAGTAACTAAAGGACAAGAAAATTCTTCGACTTGATCGTCATCAAACATTTGATTGACGCCACTTTTAAGCTCTTCCATATCAATGTTGATAACGATCTTAGCCATTACTTAACTCCAGAGAATTTAGTTCCGCCTACAGCAGCACCGCCGCCACGGCAACTGCCGCCGACTTCTCCGCCGTGCTCATAACCCTCAACCATGCCACCATATTTCATTTTAGCGACCTTGCCACCATACTTCTTACGCATGTCCTTGGGTGGAGCCATATACATTTTGTCTTTAGAAATTGGGACGTTGGCTCTGCCGCCACCCTCCTCAAACATACCCATGTCTTCAAGAGATTCTTGATACTTGCGATCTTCTTTCCTGTCACGCCGATTCATCAAAGCTGCAGTCAACGCCCTGATAGGAGTTACTCCACCTTGTTCGATGATTGATGTATCAACTTTTTTATTTCTTGGCCTTTTAGCCATTAGCTTTGCCCTCCGTATGAACCACCGCGACCGGGCATTACGCATCCGCCGCCTTTATAACCCTTAACCTTACCGCCGCCCATCATCTTCTTGGGACGCATCTTAGGGCGCATGGTCATTCCCGTTTCACGGGCCTTCGCACGGTTTCCACGCTCAACAGCGCCTGCCGCATCATCCATAGGGTTAGTTCCGCCATCTTCCATCGCCTCTAAAAGCGCCAACATGATAGCTTCTTTGTCAACATTATCCATTTGCAACTCCTAATAGTACTCTCTGCGCTGACGGTACGCGGTTATATCATCTTCATCATAGTCACTTGAGGTGGTAATAAAACCCCCCTGCCTAAAACGCAGTATAGCCTGTGTCATCGAATCCGCCAAGTCATCATGTTCGCCATTGGGAAAAGAAGCACATTCCTCCATAACTTCGTCAGCAAACTGCGTGTCTGGAGCCCAAACCATGCCACTCTCAAACACAGGGGCGCAGGCGTGCATACGAGTAAACTTGTCAGCACCACGACCCGGCGTAAACGGCGTCACAGGAATACCCAACCTGCGCAACTCCTGAGTCAAAGGCATACCAGAACCCTTTTGCTCAATTAAAACCATGTCAGGGTCATAATCCTTATAAAGCTCATTCGCAGCTTCCTTTAGTTCAGGAAACTCCCAGCGACCCCTAGTCGCGTCAAGCAAAACAATATGATCCTCACCCGTGTCCTCATGGTGAAAAATACCCCAAGTGGTAATTGCGCTGTAGTCAGCACGGTCACTCTTACTAAACGCCGTGTCGTAAGACTGAATAATATAACTACAAGGCGGAGGAGAATCCTTCTCCCACACATTCCACCACTCACGCTTGATAATCGCACCCTCTTCAGCAGTAGGGTTCTGCATGTACTGAGCATTCCACTTGCCGACAGGAATAGACGCCTTAACGCCCTCCAACTCGTCAAGAGACCAATACTCAGGCCATAAAGGATTGCCAGAGGGCATAATCGCAGGGAACTCAACAACCTCCCACTGGTCAGAACCCTTGCCGCTTTGCTTACTCAAAACCTTCGCGGTTAAGTCACGAATCGACCAGCGCGTCATAACAATGATAATCGCACCACCGGGCTGTAAACGCTGACGAGGGCCAGAAGTGTACCACTCGTAAATACTATCAAGCGCAGTCGCGCTTAACGCATCTTGTTCCGAAACAGGGTCGTCAATGATAGCCAAATCCGCACCGCGGCCAGCAAGAGCGCCGCCCACACCGACAGCATAGTACTCACCACCGCCATTAGTGCTCCACCTACCACTCGCCTTAGCGTCACTAGCCAAGCTGACATCTGGGAAAACATCCTTAAAATCCTCGCTTTCGATTAAGTTCTTGATCTTCCTACCGAAACCAACGGCCAACTCAGCGGTGTGAGTCGCCTGAATGATTTTTAAATCAGGGCGTCTGCCCATAAGCCAAGTCGGAAACAAATAACTCGCGAACTCAGACTTAGTATGCCGTGGAGGCATATTAATAATCAAACGCTTGCACTTGCCGTCAGCAACATCCTGCAACTTCTGAGCGTAAATCTTGTGGTGCCTGCCCTCAATAAACTGAGGCCAAACATGCTTCACAAAATCCATAAAGCTATCATGCTTTGCTTTACGAGAATCAAGCGTCTTAATCCGCTCAAGCATAGGAGCTACTTTGGAAATCTCATCGTCAGTGAGATAACTCGCAAAGTCTTTAAAGTCGTCCATTAGCCACCCAAAGCTCTCAGGAAGTTGTCAGCAGTGCGATTCAAACCAGCCATGCCACCTTGAGCCATCGGTTTGATATTCGCGGAAATAGGAGCAATCGTAGTAGCCTTGGTCTGAATGTTTTTCAAAACATCCTCAAAGCTACGGCTAGCGCCAGAGCCAATATTAAGAGAAGTATTTGTAGATTCATCCGCTACAAGCGGAACGCACTTGTCTTCCACAGGATCGTAAACATAACCCTCTTTGTTACATATTTTATTGCCGCTATCATCAGTTGTGTATCCACCATCGTCTCCGGTAGTGGTTGTAGTGGTATCGTCATCGCCGCTGGTTGCAGTGGTATCATCTCCATCGCCAAAAATACCCGCCACTTCAGTGCCAACACCAAGGCCGCTGTTAAAAATACTCTCGCCAGTTCCTACAACACCGTCTTCAACTTTAATAACCTTACCGTCTGAAGTTACAACATACTCTTCGCCATCAGATGTAATAAATCCACTCTCTGTACTCATGCCATATGGATCTAGTTCAGCAGCCTTGGATTGAACGTCATATAAAGTCTGGAAGGCTTCATTGGCACCGCCGTCAACAGCATCAGGATTATCAGGACCCGGAGGCATGAATTCCATAATATTGTCAGAGGATAAAACCTCCTGACCAAAGGTAGCAGTCGTGGAATTGTCGTACCCAATGTACTTGCCATCGTCATCATACTGAGGAGTAGCGCCGTTATTAATGGCGTTCATGTGCATTTCAACGATATTAGCACGCTCGGCTTCAGTCTTATCAACTAGACCCTGAACAAAGCCAGCGCCAAGTCCCAAGAAAAGACCCTTGCCAATATTCGCTATAAACTTGCCGAAACCCTGAACAGGAACAGAAGCGTCAAGCTGTGCTTTGATCTTAGAGATTTCATCGTCCGAAGCTCCGGGATTTGTAGCCCTTATAGCCGCTTTGGTTACTGTGCGAGCCGCGTTTTGACCCGGAGTTAAATCCTGAACCTCATTGGGAGAACCTGTGCCTGAAAACAAATCAGCTTCTTGATTGCGACGATTCTGATTAATACCATCATTGTCTCCGCCCAGAGAACTAATAGCCGCCGAAATAGCCGCTTGGCCCTCTGCCGTACTTGGATCAACATTTTTAACAACAGAGGCAACACGGTCAGGAAGTGAGCCATAATTATAAGTTATGGACGTTAACGCAGCTTGCTGACTTGGTGTCATAGTATAAAACGTGTCAGCCCCAATCTTATTAACAACATTAGGAATAAACTCAGTTTGTAACCTGCGCTCTAAATCAGCATCAGCTTCAGCTTTAGAAACCGTTGTGCCCTTAGTGATCTTCGTAACCTTACCAGTTTCAGGATCAGTTTTCGTATCACTGCCATAACCCGCACGATCAGCGTTTACATCATAGTAAGGATCTTTTGAGTATCCCTCAAAGCCCTTAATAACATCTGAAATAGTAGAGTTATCAGGAGTCCCTAAACCTTGAGACATAGCGTCTTCATTCGCCCTAAATTCTTCTGCCGTCATAGATCCAAGACCAGAAGAATAAATGTTGGAGGATGAAGAATCACCAGAATCTGTATCGCGGTTCATCTCATTTGGATTATAGCTAATATAAGGATCGCGATTCATCTCATTTGGGTTATAGCTAACGTCAGCCCTAACAGCCTGAGATAAAGTATCTTCTTCAGGATTAAGGTTAAAGACATCATCGTCAATGCCATACTGCCCTAACTGCTGAGAAGAAGACTGAGACGTGTCAATGTCAGAATCAACAATAGGCTGCGCTGTAGCACCACTATCACCAGCACCTAAGTCACTGCCGCCAATTCCCGGAATGTTAGAGTAAATACCACCCAAAATATCAGGACCGTCATAACCAGCAAGTTCAGGAGTAAAACGAGTTGAGTAAATCTGAGAAGCCGCACGGTCAGAATCCTCACGCGGTATATAAGGAGCCTCTACCTTGTCAGCAAAACGATTAAAACCCTCTTTACCTGCGCCGTAAGACATCAACTGCGTATTAAAAGCATCAATAGCCTGATTCGCAGCGTCAGCCTCTGCCTGTGAACCATAAGTGTTGCCACGCTTATCCGTGTAAACAGGCGGTACATATACAGGAGGAGGAGTGTAAACAGAAACACTACTATCGCCGCCGTCTGAGCCGCCAGCATTGTAATCAATACCAGAAGCGTCAG